AGATTTTAGAGAATTTTTAAAAAAAAATTGGTCATTTGTTTATTTGAAAGTATATTGGTTTACAGCTCCAAATTCATTATCCGATTTTTTGTTTTAATAAATTATATAAAATATTTTGTTATTTATTAATATTATTTAATTCATGAGAATAACATAAATTATGGATAGTTAACGTTTCTGTTCTTCCTACACGTTGTGCTCTTCCAACTGCTTGTGATTTTTCATTTGGCATTTTATGATAAATAATAACATCAGTTGCTGTATTAATATCAATACCAAATCCAGCATAATTTGTATTTAATAAAATTACTTTAATATTACCTTCATTAAAATTTTTAAGTGTAGTCATCATATGCGACGTAGAACCTTTCATTTCACTATAGCTAATATGCTTTGAAGTTAATAAACTACATAAATGATAAAATTGCGAATCCATACGTGAAAATAATAAAAAGCGTCCTTCTGGTTTTTGTTCAATTATTTTTAGAAACTGTTCTTCTTTACTAAGTAATTGTGGGGCTGTTTTAATATTACGATTATTTTTTACAATTGCGACTATTTTATTACTATCGATAGGTGTACGACATTCAGGACAATGAATGACACTATTACGTGTATGTATACTACTATTTGCCCAATTAAATAAACATTTACCACATATAGTATGAGTGCAGTTTAAATATAATGGATTATCTAATAAATCCATACAAATTGGACATGTTTTAGATGTTAAACCACTTAGACGCTCTTGAAGAGATGAATAACGTTCTTTAAGTCTATTTAATTCTAATGTTACATTTTTTATTCGATGCTCGCGTTGATCTACGTCTAGCTGTAACGTTTTAATAAATTCGATTTCTTTTTCTTTATTATGAATATCTTTTAAAAAATCTTTTTCCACAGTTTCAATTAACGATGACTCAGTTTCTTGAATACCACCGAGTTCATGAATCGCACCTGTAATGTCATTAACATTAATTTTATCTAATACAGAAGCACTTACAAATCCTGTTAAAGCACTAATGTTTTTATCCATACGACATAAATAATAATTTTCAATTGGTTCTGGTAAGTTAAATGATTGTAAAATATAGCGAGTTTCATTTTTGATTAACATATAATGAATTCTTTCAAGATTCGTAAGTAATGAAAAATGATTATGAATACATCTTGTATGTGTATGATTTAGTAATTCAGTATAATTACTAGTAATTAACCATAGAAATTTAAAGTTTATTGCGGGTATTTTATAACTGAGTTCATGTGCTTCATCGATTATAATGCGATCAAATCCTTGAATAATAATGGGTGTTTCTAAGTTTCTTAGATATTCAAACCATACTTTTAAAGTTGTATTTTTAATAAGAATTAAATCATAAGATTCAAGAAAAGCTTTTAATTCTAACTCGGTTTGTGGTAAAACTTTACGAATTGTATGTAAAGAGTCAATATATAAATATTTTAAAGAAGTATCTTGTTCAATACTTTTTTTCCATTGAACATAAACTGGTCCTCTTGGAACAATAACAATTGTTGTATGAATATAAGAATTAATTGGTACCTTATATAATTTTTCTTGATGAACAGTTATATTTCCTGAAAAATATACACTTCCGTAACTATATATTTGGTGTGGATTACTATAAATCTGTTGAATTGGATTTGTTTGAATAATTGTAAGTGCGATTAATGTTTTTCCATACCCCACAATATCGCCAATAATTCCAACATTTGTATTCATTTGAAAATAATTTTGAAATGTAGGTATATTATTTGTAAATCGAATACTATTTTCCGAAATAGGTACATTATAATTAATATGTGGTTTCGATTCCATTTCAATACATTTATAAATTGCTGTTAATTGATGTGGCTTAAGATCCTTTAATATTGTTTCTGGCTGATTAATCGAAGGATCTGTCGATTTTAAATAAATTGAATAACAATGTGGAGTGGTCGATGCTGTCATTAAAAAATAAATCAATTTACCCTTTATATCTAATTTGTTTAGTACTATTTTTTATATAGCAAAATTATATTTTTTTGAAAATTCATCCTTAGATATTAATATACCTAACTCTTTTGCTTTCAATATTTTTTGTGTTTCTTCATTGGTATTAACTGTTATTACTAAAAATGTATTTTTTGAAATACTTGAAGATATTTTTCCTCCCATTTCCTCAATCTTTTTTTCCCATTCCTTATTTCTAAAGCCTGTAAAAACAATACTTTTTCCTTCAAATATTTTATCAACTACTGTATCTTTACTAACTTTTTTCTTTACGCTACATTTAAATCCTATATCTTTTAAAAACTTGTAGAACTTAGGTAACTCTAATAAGAATTGATTTGCTGTTATATCTCCAACACCTTTTATTGGTTTTAAAACTTTAATGGGTTCTTGTTTTAAAATTTCAGGATGTTCGTTTATGATTACTTGTAATTTTTTCAATCCAAAACCTCTTCCAAATAAATTACTTGCCGCCATTAATTCTTCACATGTTACGGTTTTCATACGCGCTTGAATTGATTTAATCATTTTTTCAGCACCTTTTTCTTGAACACCTTCTAGAGCTAATAAGTCTTTTTTTTGTATTGCTATAAATTTTGGAATTGTATTAATACCATTTTCATATAGTTTCTTTACAACACCACTTCCAATAAATTGAATATCTAATACATTTACAAAATTTTCTAATTGGCGTATTTTCATTTGATCATTATCTTGATCTTTACTGACCATAATATCAACACCTGACTCATTCCATTCATAGGGTATATCCGGCATACTCGGCATTCCATTTGAAGACTCTGATAGAATTCTTACAATATGTGGAATAACATCACCAGAACGTATAATTACTATTTTAGATCCTAATCCAATTTTATGTTGTTGAATGAATGCCGCATTGAATCCAGTTGCTTTTTGAATTTTTACACCACCAATATTTACAGCATTAAAATGAACTAATGGTTTTATCAATCCATGTTTGCTAACATTCCATTCAACATGAGATACCATTACTTCCGCTTCTTCGTGTGTTAAAATAGATTTAAATGCGAAAGAATATTTAGGATTTTTACCAGTGACAACTGGATGGTGTTCATTATCTCTTGCGACGATTCCATCAATATCATAAACAGATTCTTTACGACGACGGATTAAATAGTTTGATAAATAATCCATGGTCATCATTTCCTTATCAACTATATCATATTCTACAACATTGAAACCATTACCCTTCATAAATTCAAGACCCTCTTGAAACTCTAATTTTGGTTCTAATAATTCATAGGCAACAAAGTCAAGATATTTTGCGATAGATGGATCAATTGTTTTTGAATTTAAAACACCTGCCGCCACGTTGCGTGCGTTTGCCCCACGATGTTTTATTTTTTCCCAATTATCCTTTGATATAATAAATTCACCTCGCACCATTATAGGCGCATGCTCGAAATTCCAGCTCTTTTTTGTAATAAAGTTTAAAACACCTGTTACATTTTGACCATAGGCACCATCACCACGAGTATAAAGAGTTATCTTTTTATTTTTATCATATACAAATAGACCCGAATTTCCATCTAATTTATCGGTTAATACATAGGGTGGATTATACTTTAAAAGCCATCGTTCAAGTGTCTTAGGATCTTCACGAATTTTATCTTGAGAACCCATCCATATTGGTAACTTGACTTTTCTTTCTACGGGCGCACCAATGGTAACTAAAAAGGGATTTTTGGGATCTTTCTTTTTAAGATAATCTAAAATATAATCATATACGTCATCGCTTACAAGGGTAGTTTCTGTATTACGGTAATAGTAGTTAGCTTTATCTAAAAAATCAACAATTGATTGTACGGATAAAGTATCTAAATATTTTTTAGGTTTTTTTGTAAACAGATCTATATTAAATTCATTCATTTCAGTCATCTACTATTCTTATTATAATAAAAACTTTATATCTGTACTTTTATATTTTCTATTAGTTTTAGTTAAAGAATAAACCTATTAATTATATTAATAAGAGTTATGAATTATATACCACTAAATGTAGTACAATTTTTAATGAAAATTTATACACCTATTAAATATAAACAAGAACAATTAAAAAAATGGATGTATTCATTTATTCCAATGTATATTATTCAAGTTTTATATATTCCCGAAGAGTCAAGTACAGTTAAAAAACTATATAATTGTTCTGATTATTTTGCTTGGTCAAAACAGACAAATCGTATTTTTGCTGAAGGATTTTATCTATTTAGTTTTTGGGATCAGGATTCACATAGTATTCAAAAGATGATTTTACATTCAAGTCATATCAAAAAGGCTTTACATATTACTGATTTTGATTATATGTGGGGTTATGCGGATGATGCCCTTATTTATATTCTTAAAAACTATATTAAAACACATAGCATTCACGAATCAATGATCGATTTATCCATTAACAAACAAAGTGTATTTAAATCATTAAGTGATTACAAATCAAGTTTTGAAATTAGCAAAAATATTACACCAAGAGTTCTCTATTTAATTAATCAATGTGAATTAAATTTACCGATTGATGAAAAATTAGAAGACTATGATTGTTCTTATTTTACAGAGGAACTTGAAGAACGCCATTCTAAACTTGATGAATTTTTAGTAAAATAAAGTATGTGATTAAACCCATTATTTTTATCCCTTATCCTTAAAATAGAGGCTAACGGTCATGTTAAATTTACGATCCGAAGCGTATACTATACGGAATGGTGGTGAAGGACAATTTGAGTTCTTTTCAGATATATCCACGCGAACGTTAGAAACTGTTCGGATAGGTGAAGGTGCTGGAAAAATAAGTACAGGTTCTGGCAATGCATTTGTAGGTTATGAATCTGGTAAAATAAATCAAAAAGGGTCTTTTGGCGCATTTGTTGGTTTTCAAGCAGGAGCTTTAAATCAGAATGGCAATTTTTGTACATTCGTAGGTGCGTTCTCTGGTAAGGAGAATCGTCGAGGTGACGCAAATACATTTGTAGGTTTTAGAGCAGGTGAATTAAATAAGGATGGATCTGAATGCGTGGCAATTGGTGCCTTTGCTCTTCGAGAAAATTACTCTGGAAATCGTACGGTAGCTGTAGGATATCGTGCTGGAGAACGTACATTAGACGCTGATTTTAATACAATTATTGGTGCGGAGGCAGGACAAGACAATCGTAGCGGAAACTATAATACAATGGCAGGATTTAGATCAGGTCGAGCGGCTTTTCGTGGAAATGAAAATACATATTTTGGTGCGTTCGCTGGATATTCAAATTCTTTCGGCGATGGTAATGCTTTTGTAGGATTTAAAGCAGGTGAATATTTAACACTTGGAAATTACAATGTTGCTATTGGAGCATATGCTTTACAGAAGACTACATTTGGCAGTTCGAATATTGCGATAGGAGCTTTTTCTGGAACAACGGCAACTGGTTCAGGTAATTTATTCGTTGGAACTCGGGCTGGATCAAGTAATACAACTGGAAATAATAGTGTATTTTTAGGAACAGAAAGTGGTTCTATTGCGAATGGTAGTGAAAATGTGTATATCGGTAAAAGTGCAGCATCAAATATTAATGGAGATCGAAATGTAATTATTGGAGCATATTCTCTTATGGATTTTCAAGCAAATGGTACAGTTGCTATAGGTTATCGTATTGGAGAAAACTTTTTAAAAGGAAATAGTAATGTATTTATTGGTTATGAAGTAGATACACATAGTCCTTATAATTCATATGGTGTTGCAATAGGAACACGTAATGTTAGAACATATCATCATGCGATTGCGGTGGGAGAGAATTTAAATAATTCAGGACTCGCTTCAGTTGTTATTGGAAGAGATATTGTAAATGATGCTGAGAATTCAGTTTCCATTGGTAATGATATTGATATATCAAGTGTATATGTATTAAGTGATCCACTTGATTATCGCTCACCTGTTTCTCAGTCAAGAACATATGGATTATTTAATGTTCAAGAATTTTATTCAGATACAATTTATAATGGTACTCAAAGTAATACTTCCGCAACTTTTTCAGTTAATAATTTAAATATTTTTAATTCTGGAACAAATCGCCCTCAAGGATTTATCCCAAACTTTGAAACAAATTTAACAAATCTTTTTAAATTTCATGTAGGTTATCAAGGTGATATAGAATTAATTTTATCAGAACCGATAACTCTTAACAATATATTTTCATATATTAATAATCCAAATAATATACAAAAAAAGAATTTTGAAACGATTAATTTATCTACTGGTGTTGTTGAAATTACAGCTGAACAAAAAAAGACAAAACATAATTTTAATGTAAATTTTTTTATTCCTGAAAGTATTTATAATGAACCATACGATTCTAATATATTAATTGGTTTGATTGGTGTTAATTTAATACGTAAAGAAAATCAAAATGAACTCTTATATTCCTTTTACTACCCAAAAAGAATGCCTATTTATGAAATAAATAATGTACAACCAGTTGTTTTAACAAACAGTTTTGATTATATACGTACAACATGTAATATAGATGCTTGGGAGTTTCAATCAAATATATGGACATATGATTTATCCACAGATGGTTATGATACAGGACTATATAATAATACACTTTCAAATATTATTATAAAACAACCGAAATATGGTGTTATAAATCGTAATTTATTTGGAGATTCAAATATCCCATTAACATATTCAATTTATCCAGAATCTTTATTTGCTTCGAATGATTCATTGATTATTGCCTCTTCTCGCAGTATAGACGAAATAGATATATTATCTGATCATCCTAAACAAATTAATATTTATAGTTCAAATATTCATTATTTTAATAGCAATACCATTTCTTTACATCCAATTCAATCTATTTATTTGGATCAAAGTCATATTTTAAGAAAACCACTCTATTCTCCCACTCAACCTGTATCAATTAATATAGGACCGAATATTTCCCTAGAAAAATCAGGCGTTCCATATACAAATACGACTGTGAGTGCGCTGTATTCCGATTTTATACAAAAATTAATTACGATTCGACCAACCAATAGCAATCAAAGTGTTCTTGAAACAATTCGTATGACTGTTGGAGTAGACGAATATCCTTCTGAAGTATATTATGATTCAACTAGCAATTATTTGAAAGAATATGATCAAGCAAGTAATATATATGTTAATTTATTGACAAGTAATGTATTAGTTCCTGTTAATTTACCCTCTATTTCAATCGAGTCTATTTATATACGTAAACAACCTTCATATGGTGTTTTATCAATGGCAACTCCTGTAACAAACTTAAGTAACATTACTTATCAACCTTTACATCCTTATAATGAAGATACAGCCGATGTATTGATTAAATATTACGTAGGAGATCGTATTACTTATAAATTATTAAATATACTTTTCTTAAGAAATTCAACTCATTATTCTATTCCTATTTATAAACTTCATGAAACTTCTTTTGATACTGCGTTAGATGTTCAATTTACATTAATTAATAGTAAATACTCTTCAAACTTGCTAACAAATATATATAATGATCAATATATAGTATCTGTTGTAAATGGTGTGATACCTACTAAGATTGGTTATTCAAAACAATATACATGTAATTTAACAGAATATAACTCAAATACTGGATATGTATATCAATCAAATATTCAATTAACAGATCGCTTTACACGTATTGATTATGATAGTGGATTTATAAGTGCTCTAATAAAATCACGGATTCCTACACCGACCCCGTGGAATGGAATTGCTTGTAATATTTATTATTATCAGTATACTGGTATTAACCCTATTACAAACCCGATTAATAATGGGTCTTTTAATTTACATCGTTATTATTCTTATAATTCACTACAACAAATATATTATTTCTATGGACTAAATGCACCTTATTATGAATATGAAGAACTTGGACTGGGTACATCACATATATATTGGCAGTATATCAAACAAGTAAAACATGATACATATACTAAATACGCGTGTAATGTTGAGATTTTTTCATGTAATGAAACTTACTTTTTAAAAGATTATTATACACTAAACACATCTAACTATTTATTCCAAAGTAATGTTTCAACTGTTTTAAATTATGCCCCTACCTCAAATTATATTTATATTCCATCAACCAATCAACCACAAATAATGACTGCTACATCAAACTATGTGTACACCATTTTAACAAATAGTTATATACCCACATATTCTTTAAGAAATATTGATTTTTATCAAAAAAATGGACAATATACATATCAATCAATTAATAAATTTTTAAATATTATTGAAAAAAATAAAGGTATCACTACAAATTTTCACCAAAGCAATATAGACCGAGATCAAATTTATATTTGGCTCAGTTCAAATTTACCAAATAATAAACCTCATGAATATCATCGGCTTTATTTATCAAATGACCGTTCGATTGAATATAATCATTATAATAATATCGCATTAGATTCATCTCCTGGACAAATATTTAATTTTTCAGTAAGTAATTACTTATCTAAAACAATTGATGGTCAATCGAATGGTTTAAACTTTACCTCACAAGAATCTACATTTATCGCAATTCAATCAATTAATTCAAATATTTTTGTAAAACAATCAGAATCTAAATATGAAATGACAAATAAAATTCATTATCCAAATACTTATTTATTTATTCCATTGGTTAAAGAACCCATCAAATCACAAACACAACAACAACTACAAACCTTCTATGTATCAACTATTCAGAATAAAGCGAAAACTTTATTAACAGCCCCCTTTCAATATAATTCTTATTTATCTCAAAAGACCTATTTAAATACACGCTTAGCGGATTCACCCAATTATTTAACATCCAATAATTTACATTATTATGATAAGGCAATACCTTCTTCAAATTTAATTTATCATATTGTTTCTTATTGTAATGATATTTCTAGAACCTTATTTAATCAAGAGGATATTAATAATAAAAAAATATATGTTTCTCATTCAAATATTACACATTTTTCAATTCAATATGACTTATACAATCAAACAGACTATTTTACATCGGGTGAAATTCCTATCCAAACATATGGGCAAACTATTTTTCCTCCGCGTGATTTTTCATTAGTAAGTTGTAATGAAATTATTAATATTCAAGATATTTGCGAACATAATCGTATTGGTTCGTTTTGGAATTATATTGACCAGAGCTTAAACTATCAATCGAATATACAATCTAATGAATTAATTATTTATATAACAGAACAACCCACAAAGGGTTACTTTTATTCATCGAATACTGCTTTATCGTTAAATACAAATGTCATATCAAAAATGAATTATCATGATTTTAAAACACATAAGTTACATTACATACCTTATATACCAAATGATCTATCAAATGATTCATATAAGTTTTATTTAGAATACAATGGAGATATTTCAGATATTTATGAAACAAATCTTAAAAATTATTGGAGTCGATTTTCACCGTTTTTAGTAGATAGCCGCCCTTATAATAATACTTATATAATCGACACATCTAATATACCTAGATCATATGGTCTCATTCAAGATGGATACAATTGGTCTTGTAATGATACATATTTATTTATTAAAAATTATTCATTAGAAATTCAAAAAGAATTTAAACAATTTACAGGACGACCTTATTTTAAAAGCGCACAGATAACCGAAACGATTGATATTGGAGGATATTTTAACTTTAAACGTCTATTGAATACAAGTAATACAGTAAGTAGTAATTCAAGAGATTTACATTTCTTTGTGTCATCAAATCCTTCTTATGGAAAAATTATGAAGAAAAATGATGATATTTCATTACCTTATATAAGCGATCCTTATTTCACTTATTCTGATATTGTTGGAAATAAAGTATTTTATCATCATTATGGAGAAAATGAGATAACAGATGGATTTAAATTATTAATTGGATCCGCGAAATTAACAAATTCTGATGGAAGTGTTTATGATATATCTGAAATACCAATTGAATACAGTGTAAAAATTTCTTCAAAATCAAGTTTAATTAAAAACAATCCTGATTATATTTACAAAGAAACTTCGAATGAAATAATTAATTCAAGTAATTTAATAAATACATCTTTAATTGATATCAATAAAGGTAATGTAATTATTTATTCTACATGTAATCTAGATATTTATCGTAAAAATGGAATTCAACTTGAAAAAATAAATTATTTTACACAAGCACAATTAATTTCGAATGAAATTTATTATAAAATAAATTCAAACATTTTTAGAAATAATTCAAATTTAAATGAATCAATGAATATTCAATTTATTGTAAGTTCAAGCAATACTACAATAGAAGATATTGATCCTATATCAACATTATCTTATTATAGGGGGCTTTATTTACAAGAATGGGATGTAAATTTAAATAATTATGTATCTTCAAATATAATACAAAAAAATTTAAACTCCAATCAAATTGTTCAATATTATAAAAAATCTTATGATAATCAATATTTTAATTTCGATAATCGTCGTATTCAAATTGATTTTACATTAAATCCAGAACAACAACAATTATATACTGATACTGTATTTAATCATAAAAAATATTTAAATCAATTAGAAACCTTTAAGTTTAATTTTAATATATATGATCAATCATCGAATGTATTATTAAATGCGCACTTTACAAAAAATAAGGTAATAATTACAAATTCTATACAAACACAAAAAACATTGACAATTCCTATCATTATGAATGAACGAAACAATATAAGTTTTATATTAAACGATGATCGTAATAATAATAATTTATCATTTTATATAAATAATATAAATTATTTAAATGGTGCCGGTTATCCATTTATTGTACCCAATTCTAGTAATATTCGTACATTTGCTTTACAAGCAGATATTTTAGATCCATTTAATTATTATAATTATACATTAACATCAAATATTAGTAAAGATGTTTATTTATATTATAATCTTACAAATTTTACAAATAAATTAAAGTTTAATGATTTCAATATTCTTGTAAATACATATGATTTATCATCTCGTGATAATACTTCAAATGAAGAATATATATTTTCGTCTAATTTAAATAATGTCATTATTGGAAAATTATTAGATGTAAAAGGATTAAATAATATTTGTATTGGTCAAAATTTTAAAACGATTGGTACTGATTCCATTATTTTAGGAAATAATATTGGTGTGGATAATAGTTCATCTGGAACAAATACACTAAATGAAATTTTTCAATCCATTGTAATCGCAAATAATAGTTTTGTGAATTCTAAAGTACGTGATGTTATTGCGATTGGTAATAATATTTTAACAAATATTCCATTTGATTTAACCAACTTTTTACTAAAAAAACCAATTCTTATTGGAAATGATATAGGTATAGATCTTATAGATTTTCATATTAATATTCAAAATACGTTTTTAAAAACAACAGAAGCCCCTGTACCCGCAATTTATTTAGGTTCAACAGGAGATATTGTAGCAATTGGGTATTCAAATAATCAAAAATTTAATAATGATTATCAGCTTTATGTAAATGGTGGAATTTCTTATAATGGTAATTTTACAGCTTATGGATCATTAATTCATACACGAAAGATATTTGGTAATTTAATTTATACAAGTGGTACATCTCATACATGTACGATACGTATATCATGGACTAATGAACAACTTGATGACTATAATGCTTTTACAATTTCAGGTAAATTTCGTGGATTATTAAGTGATTCAGTTTATATTTATCGTCGATTTGAAACATGGGTAACACCTAAAAATGATGATATTACATCAAAACCTAAAGGATTAACTGATTTTGAAATTGCATCTTACGCAAGTGTAGGTATTACAGATTACGAACATTCTGTAGTTCGCTATGACACAAAATCAGTAAATTTAGCTATTGCTTGGACTACCGTAATAGATTTAAATGATATTGATAAAATGATAGCCCATTTAGATTTAGAAGTAGCGTATCCTCAAAATTTAGGAACATTAACCATGCAAATTTTATAAGCCTTAAATAAAGTTAAATGACGACTACGTCAATTGGATCCTCAGGACCATTGCGTTTTTCTACTTTAAAAAATGTGTTTGGAACGTCAGGACCTGTGAGGTTTTCAACCTTTAAACGAGATAATGTATATGTTCCAAATATATCCGCAAACACAAACATACCTACCACTTACACCAATTTACAACTGAAAAAGTTTTATAATACAACTGTTGTAAGAACCATCACACTTCCAAATGGAAATACTGAAACTTTAAATTTATTGACAACAGTGACGACGACGTTTGGTACATTAAACACCGCAAAAAAATATGTTAAATTAGTGATTCCAGCAGGAGCCGTGGTGGGTACAACAAATTCTGCTGTGGCAGCACTTGATATAGGGCAATTTCCAACAGGAACCATTATAGAAATTGAAAATAATGGTAGCATTCAAGGCGCAGGTGGATTAGCAGGTGCGGGTGGAACAGTATATGGTGCGGCAGCCAATACAACAGGAGGACCTTATTCGGGTGGAAAAGGCGGCGATGCAATCAAAGCTGATTATTCAAATCAAACAGTAACCATCACCAATAATGGAACCATCTATGCGGGGGGCGGCGGCGGCGGAGGTGGTGCTAAAGGCGCTCCTGGTGCTGCTGGAACAAATGGCGTTAAGCCTGGTACGTTTATATTCAATATATCAGGCTCCTATCCTTACTCTTATTGGAGAACGTACAACACAGAGGGGGCATATACTATTAAGCAACAGCAACGTGTTTATCTATGGTATGGTGGAGCAAACGGTTATTACGAGACAATCACAGGTAATGACTCTTATATTACTGGAACCTATACTTCGCCGATGTTTAGAGGGAATTTTGTACAACAATTCGGTCCAGACGTACTGAGTGATGGCGTGACATATCGAACAATTAAAGATTACTATATTGCACAAGAAGTCTCAAGTTTGGGTGGTGTAGGTGGCGCCGGTGGTAATGGCGGGGCAGGTGCGAAAGGAAGAGGTTATAATAATACCACTTTAACAGGTAGTAGTGGAATAGTTGGTAGCGCTGGAACAGGTGGAGAAGGTGGTACAGCAACCGCAGGCGGTACTGGTAATACAGGTGTTAGTGGTGGAAATGGAGGAGCTTTTGGGGCTTCAGGTACAGCATCTACAGCAGGTGCCGGTACTGCCGGTTATTATTTGGTTAAGGGATCCGCTAGTGTTACACTAATTGGTGGTACTACTGCTGGATTATTGGCTTAATTTACCTCCTTCTAACACACAAATACGTTCTTCTAATTTTTTAATTGCTTCTATTAAAATAGGTATAATTTGTGTATAAACAACACCTTTATAGTCACCAATATCCGTTCGTATAACCTCTGGAATAATTTTTTCAACTTCTTGGGCAATAACACCAAAAGAAGCCTTATTGTTACTGACACGATCGTAGCGAACACCTCTTAAAGAATTTATAATTTCAATTGAATTTTCAATAGTTCTTATGTTGGTTTTATAACGTATATCTGAACCACCTACAATATCTTCTTGACAATAAATATCACCTCCATAAACGACTAATTTACCAGCCGTCATATTGGTAGTTCCAATACCTACATTTCCTAAGTTTCCAATATACATCGCAATACCGCTTTCTTTATCGTAAAATTCAGCTACACTATTATTTCCTGATTGGATTACTTTGAGAGCTGGACCCGTTCCGTCATTTGTAATCACAATTTGTTCTGTATTACTGGTAACTGTATTCATCGTAACAAAATCGCCAATTATAGAAATATTACTACATGTAATCGTACCACTTGAATAAATATTACCACGAACGTCTAATTTTTGAGTTGGATTAATTGTACCCAGACCCATTAATCCATCCACAAATACATTACTACATGTAATATTACCACTTGAATAAATGTTACCGCGAACGTCTAATCTCTGAGTTGGAGTATTTGTACCTATACCAATTAATCCATCCGCAAAAACATTACTACAAGAAAGCGAATCACTTGAATAAATATTACCACGAACGTCTAATTTTTGTGTAGGGGTATTTGTACCAAGACCTACATTTCCTAAGTTTCCAATATACATGGCAACTCCACTTTCATTATCATAGAATTCCACCACACTATTGTTACCTGTTTGGATGACTTTAAGAGCTGGACCCGTTCCATTATTCGTTATAACCATTTGTTCTGTATTGCTTGTAACTGTATTCATCGTAACAAAATCTCCAATCACTGATAAATTAGCACAGGTTAGTGTACCAGTCGTGTGTATATCTCCATATACATCTAGAGCATTCATTGGAATATGTGTACCAATGCCTAAGTTACCTTCTGTATAATAAATACCCCCATCTATATTGCTTGTCCATAATGAATCACCACTCAGACCAAGAACGATTCCATTTTTACGAATATCACCACTTAAATTTATATCACCAGAAATATCAACGGAATAGTTTGGTAAATAGGTACCAATACCTAATTTATCTGTAATGATTGCTTTTCCAACTATTTCTAATTTATTAAGAGGTTGCGTTGTACCAATACCTACATTTCCATTAGAATCAAGTGTTAGCTGTTCTAAATTACATGTATAAAAATGGAGACTACGATCGTTATTTCCAGGCGTATATTCCGCAGTGATAAATGTATCTCCAACAACATTTTTTACACCTCCTAAAGATCCCCATTGTTCCCCTGCACCAAATCCTTCGAATGTTTGAGTTTCTGTATTATAACGTATATAGCCAGTAACACCCTCTGGGCGACTTAAATTAGAACCTTTGGGTAATAAAATTGCGTTAGAAGACCATACTTCTAAAGAAACTATCGGATTGGTTGTACCAATACCTATATTACAAGAAACGATCATTGATCCATTAATATCAACAGTACTACGTGTTATATATGTACCAATTCCAAGGCGTTCTCCATATATATTTTTACTTACAAAATCACTTGCCTCACCTAGCACGGTTGATAATTTAATTCCACCAGTAGTAGCATCTTTTTGAATGAGCGCACCATTTAGATCAATTGTATTTCCCGATAAATAGATATCTCTCCAGCGTAAATTTGAAGTACCTAAATCATAAATTAACGTGGTTTCTGGTACGATATCTCCTTTAACAGCTAGCTTTCCGAGTGATATATTTGAATGACCAATGCCTATGTTGCCATTGCTTCCAATACAAAAATATATATCATTATCTTGATATATTTCCATAATGTTATTACTACTATGTTGTCTAATTTGTACTGTTGGTCCAGGATTATAATTATCTAATGATATTTTACTGGCCACGTCATAATTATAAAAAGATATTACGTTACTTGTAATATAATTGAAATTAATAAGATCATCATTTACAGTAACAATATTACTACAGTAAATCGTTCCACTAACATCTAATTTACCACGTGTAAAGGTCGTTCCAATTCCAATATTTCCAATTAAATATACCATATCTTTTGAATTAATTTCTTCAAATGTTCCAGAGATATTTGAAAGTCTCGCACCATTACCTTCAAAATCTATAGCTTTTATTTTTCCAATGACATCAAGAGCAGAACGAGGTTGATAAGTACCAATGCCAATATTTCCAGCATTATAGTAAACCGATTTATCTAATCCACGATCCCAATAACTATAAATACTTTGAGTTGAATAGCCGCCCAAAGTTCCTTCTACTTGTTCTAATGTAGTGGGCCAGAATGTAATATCAACTACATCATTTGCTTTTGCTACACTGGTTAATGTAATATTGAAAAATGTTTTAGGAGGTTCATATTGATTGCTGTAAGAAACTACATAATCTTTTAGATTACTACTAAAATAAGCCAATTTATAACCATTTAAATAAACTTCCACATTATCATTACTCGCTGCGTATAATCCAGTTGTTTCTACCATAAATTCTACATCCGCACGATCTTTAACAATAAATGTTTGATGGATGGGAGGAACTTGTAACGGTTTTTGATAAATTGATTCACTGGTCAGTAATAAATCTTCCGCAATGATTTTACCACGAACGACTAATTTTTCAAGAGGTGCAGCTTCACCAATACCTACATTTCCATTTCCATCAATAATATTAACAATAGATGTTTCATTGCTACGAAATACAATATAAGGATCGTAACCTCTTTGAATCAAATTAATACCCTCTTTTGTACCTAAATTATCAATAGTTAAATGATTTAAATTACTAGCTGTAAAACTTAAAATTTCTGCTGTTAATGTACCACGAATTACAGTATTACCAGAAATAGTAACACGATAATTTTCTTCAGGTTCTTGAGTTCCAATACCGATACGACTATTTTTAAACACCAATACATTTGAATTTACAACTTCTTCGCGATTACGAAAGGTATGTTTCTTCGATGTATAGGGTAAGTTTTCAAATAGCACCGATTGTACCATTGCTCTATTTCAATGCTATACAAAAATAATACTTTTTCATATTAGATGAAACCGCACTTTTCTTTAAAATTCATCTATATGATTATACTTATCACTATGTTTACAATAATACATTATATTATATCACAATATGGTAAGCATTATAATATTGGTCAATTAACATTTGTGGATAGTATCTATTATACAACCACTTCTGCGGGAATGATAGGGTTTGGAGATATATATCCAATATCAAATACATCTAAATTAATTATTGCCGCACTTATTTTAGGATTTTTATGGATATTATTTATGTAGTAAAAAAATCAATTTGACGCTTTGTATGATTTGGGTAAGCGAACCATCCATAATGTTTTAATGAAGCATCTAATAATGCATAAATTTTACCATCCATTGCTTTCCATAAACGACAAAATCCATAATCTTCACTTTCAAATCGCTTTGTTTCAGGATGAATTTCAACGGGAAATAAATTATAAAAATATTCAGAATTTGCTCCCATATAGCCATCAATATCATTTTTATAAAAACGTTCTGGATATTGTTTTATCATTAAATCAATGACGTTTCTTTGAATTAAAAGACAACCGGTTGTACAATAATCTACCTCCTGTATGGGTCCTGATTCTCCAATTTTCAAATGAATCGAGGCATTTGTACACAGCTCGAATGGATTTTCAGGAACTGGATTTTGTGAGAAAACCTTTTCTAATTTTTGTTGATTTAACCATTTTTGAGCATAACCGATCCCGATTACTTCTTTATTCGCTTGGATTAATTCAATGATATATTTTACATCAAATTCTATATCGGCATCTAAGAATAATAAATGCGTATGTTCTGGATCCGTCATAAAATAAGCAACCGCAGCATTCCGCGCGCGATTAATTAAACTATCGAATGTTATTGGAAAAATAGATGCTGGAATACCCATTTCTTTTAATACCAATATCAATTTCATTAAAGAAAACATAAATGATGTATGACACATATGATTATAGCATATTACTGGAATAAATAATTTCATTTTAAGCTACTTTTAAAGTAGACTATTTTGTTTAAACCAATAATTTTACAAACAAAAATAATATAAATAAAAACAATAATATATTAAATTAAATAATTAAAGTTTTTTCATGTCCCACGCGAATGTCGCAGTTTACATAGATTGTATAACCGGCTTTTTGAAGACCACGGCAAAACGCTACATCTTCAGAACACATATCTTGCATAACTACATTACCACTTTCATTTTTGATAGTTTGTAATTCATCCCAAAAGTAAGGGTAACTCATATCTTCAATTACACCATAACGGCATGCGAAAAATCCCATACCATTGTAAACAACTGGCATAAATTTTTGTTGTGTTTCCTTTTTATAGTTTTCAATATCTTCGGGCTTTAGGAATTGAAAAGTACCATTTTCTTCAAAGAATTTTTCATCCCAGTTGGAAATGCATGGGAAGTGTGTAAGATCCGCCATCATATAAAGACCAGATACCACTGGATGGATATCAATATTTTCAATAATTTCAATTACTTGTTCAGGTTTGAATATAACATCAGAATCAATGCTAAACCATACATCATATTTAAGCTTTCCATCAAAAGGTTTTTGGTTTGGACCACGGCGAACATCTAAACCAAGGGTTTGCATACGTGAAAAACTTACAAAACTAGAATAACGGTTTAAAACAACTACTTCATAGTTACGTTTCCAAAGTGTATCCATTACACGTGTCCATGCCATTAAAAATGTTCCAGAATAAT